AGTCCCCCCGTGGGCCTAAAAATCTTAACCATAGGGGGGGATCTATGGTTGCGCCATTTATATACCTTTTTCGGACCTAATCTCTCATGGTCCGCGCGCGTAGAGCAACAAATCAGCAGGTCAGCGTAGGTGCAAGCCGTGCCCGCACATGGTCGCGACCCCTCGGTGGACGCCGCACTCTAGGCGGTGTAGGGTGTGGCTACGGCGCAAGGCAAGACGCGCTGCCGCACCTTGAGAACCGGATACCAGCAAGACCCCCGGGCGGGTCGAGCGCGCAAGCACGAGCGCGCCACGACGCCCGCCCGGGGCGGAGCGCGTAGGCGCCAGGCGGGCAAGCGGCCCGGCTGATGCGTGCGCACTCGCACGAAATAGACCATCTGAGAGATAGGAGAAAGCATGAAGTACAACATCACCCTGGGCGAAGCCAAGGCCCTTGCGTCGCTCGCCAAGCTCGCCGCAAAGAAGACCTATAACCCGATGCTCAAGTGCATCCACATCACCGTGGCAGACAAGAAGCTCAGCGCCTACGTCACAGACTCGTACCGCCTCGCCCGCTATCAGATCGCCCAGGGCGCCCAAAGCGACGAGGACGGCGACGTCACCGTCGACGCGAAGGCGCTCGCCGCCGCACTCAAGGGCGCCGCCTTCGCTAGGCTCGAGACTGCCGAGGACACGGCAGGACGCACGCTTAAGGTCATCGTAGCTAGCGGCGCCACGACGGAGCTGCGCGAGGTCGAGGGCCGCTATCCAGACTGCGAGCGCCTGCTCGAGCACGACAAGGCGCTGCCCGAGGTCGGCAACGTCAACCCCGCACACCTCGCTGACGTCTGCTCAGTAGTCAAGTCTGCGCTTGGCACGAAAGCGTCAATACGCGTCGAGACTCACGCATCCAGCGCGTGGCACATCAGCGCGGGCGACCTCGAGTACGGCGCCTTTGTAGACGCGCTGCTCATGCCTTGCCGATCCTAGCAATAGCCATGCTAGCCGACGCCCTAATCACAGCCGCCACGCTCACGGCGTGCTACCTAATGGCCCTACACATGGGCCCAGACACAAAAACGCGCCGCCGGGTAGCCAAGACCCGACGGCGCAATGCTACCCGCTAGATAGCGCGAGAAAGGATACCACAAATGGCACTCGCAGGAATGACTCAGGACCAGACAGACGAGCGCAATCGCGAGACGTGCAAGCACATCGCGGACCAGCTCGAGCTCATCGCCGACGGATGCCTCTACGTAGACGAGGACGGCGAGGAGCACGACGTGACCGACCTTGACGATGTGCCCGAGGACTGGGAGCAAGTCACGATGTACGACTACCTCTCGGACGTCTACAGCGTCCGCTACGTGCTCGACGGCGACCTCGAGTACATCGCCGTCCGGCTCATGGTCGCTTGTGGAGGGCCAAATATCTGGGTCGACACCGAGGTGGGCCGCGTCGAGCTTTACTGGTGGGGCGACCGCGCAGACTACCCGCTCACTAGCTCGACCGTAGCCGAGATTGACGCCTTCGCGTCCGAATGGCTCGACATTAGGAGGTCATAAATGTTTGAACTCTGGGAAGACAACGCCGGAACAGACTTAGACTAGATAGGAGACACACCGTGACACTCGCTTACAAACTCGCCATCATCGCCGCCATCTGCCAGGCAATCTTTGGTTTTACCCCCATCTGGTGCGACTGGTGCGGCGAGATGTACCACCCCGCCGAAATCGCCACTTGCGCCGAGTGCGGCGCGGAGCTTTGCCCCTACTGCTCGACCGTCCACGACTGCTAGACTATCAACCGGCCCCCGCCGCGCGCGGGGGCCTTGCTGTATGAGAGGACCGACCATGGCTAGGTATCTTGTCACATACGCCGAGTGCTTTTCAGAGGGCCACGAAGACGAGGACTACACCGCCGGCGCGCTTGGGCTGCTCGACTCAGAGGACACGGCCATCTCCCATGTCGTGCGCGAGCTTTGGGACACCGGAGCGGGCCACGACTCGCCGGGGGACTGGGCCCGCTTTGACGTCTACAGCTACGACGGCGACGGCTCAGACGCGGATAGCGTCTATGAGTCACTAGACGCTATCGACCAGGGCGAGGACGGAGACGTGCTCCACGTCGACGTGAGCGCCGAGGGGCTGCGCATCGACTGGCACGGCAGCGGGCTTGTGACGATAGGGGTCCGCTGATGCGCGATTTTGCTATCGACGCCGCTATCGCCGCCGCCGCGCTGCTGCTTTTCGGCGTCCCCCTCGCCGCCGTCGCGTGTATCGTCCTGGGCTGGGTATACAATCTTTTCCACCCACGCCGCCGCCGCTAGGATCTAGTAAACAACCCACAAGGCCCCGCACCCGCGGGGTCTTTTTTTGTGCCCATCCGCTGGGCTTTAGCGCCCCGCCCAGGCCCCATCCGTCCCCATTCCAAGCCCACCACAGCCGATATGCGGCACTAAAATACACGGCGCCTAGTCTGGCACCATGCCTAAAATAGCGGCGCCCAAACTGCCCCACAGCGCCCCACACGATGTTTGCGCAGCTCAGACGCCTATATCGCACCAACCTAAGTTGTGAATATTCTGTGACCGCCAAAAAAGAACACGCGTTCCGTTCGGACCCCGCGACCTGCACGTTAGTCGCTCGGGCCCGACCGCCCGCCGACGAGCTGGCCCGCCCGAAAAAATATTTCAGCCGACCCCGAAATCCCACATAAACGCGGAACCCACCAACCCCAGACGGATCGCGCGCGCGGGCGCGGGGGCGTGCGAAAGTTCTTCGGCGGCTGCAAGTTTCTCACATAAACGCGGGGCCAGCCAACCCAGCGGGCTACTCGGCCCCGGCTGCCGACTTCGCCGCCGACTCGAGCGGGTTCTCGCTCGCCGCCCTCATGCCGTCCGGAACCTTGAGCGCCCCGGCCTTCTTCGCGAGCTGCGTCTCGACGGCGAGCAGGACGTCCCTGAGCGCGTACATCATCTCGAGCAGGTTAACGCCGCCGTGCTCTGCGAGGTCGATGACGCACCTCTCATAGGCGATGACCCGGTCGTGGTCGTAGATGCCCGGGAGCTCCCGCATGAGGTCGTCCGCCGTCGGCGCTGCGGTCTTGTCTGCCACTATCCCTCCAGAATGTCATCGAGCGTGCAGCGAAGCGCCCTTGCGATGGCCCGCCACGTCGCCATGTTGCCGTACCTCTTGCCCGAGCAGATCGCCGAGATGGTCCTCGGGTCCATGCCCGTGAGCTCCGCGAGCTTCCTCCTCGAGACCTTGCGCGCCCTGATGAAGGCGTCGAGCCTCTTGCCGCAGTCGTCGACCTGCATGGCCGCGTTTGGTCCGGCGGGGTATCTCAGTCCCATGTCCCTCCAAGCGTATACTTGTCGGCCTTATCATCCAACTTTAACACAAAAAAGGGGCCGGACCTCTCGGCCCGACCCCTGAGCGATTTCCGACGGCGATTTCCCAAGTTGATTTCCCGAGTGATCTCTCACCACGATTTCCCGGTGCGATTTCTGCGCGCGATTTCTCGCTGCGATTTCCGAGACGATTTCTGCCAGAGATTTCTGGCGACGATTTCTCAGGACGATTTCTCACCTCGATTTCCAGACGCGATTTCTCGTCGGCGCCACCGCCGACCATTTCCCGAGAGACGCCTGCCTCAGCCTCGCCGGTCCGATTTCGTCGGCCCACGCCATCGTCATTTCCATGAGCGAGCGGCACTCGTCGACCGTGTGGCCCATGCCCCTCGCGATCTCGCCCCAGCCCTCGAGCCAGAGGTAGCGACGGCAGCACACCTGCGCGCCGTCGTCCGCACCAAGCTCGGACATGCCGCCCACCATCTGCCACGCCTCGTCGAGCTCGGACTCAAGCTGCTCGAGGAGCATGGAGTCTGCGGCGTTGGAGTCGATCAGATCGTCGACCCTGCGCATCGGGTCGAGTATCGTTCCCTTTGATATGCTCGTCCCGCCTCCCGAGTGAAGGTCGAGCATGGCCCTGCGCGACTCCATGCGCTCGACGACGGTCCGCCTCTGGCGCTCGGCCTCAGAGGCGGACTCTAGGATTTCTTTGACCATCACTCCGCCCTCTCGACGTAGCAGTTCGGCTCCGAGTACGTCGGCGCGTTGAGGCCGCAGTACCACTTCGTGACCCCGGTGCCGGTCTCGAAGCTCTTTCCGAGAGCGTAGGCCGTCGGGTAGCAGAACTTCTTTATCGTGTCGCTGCTCCTGAGCGGGCAGATGAACACCTCGCCGTTGTCAATTCTCGCCTCGAGTGCCATTCCTACTCCAACCCCTCCCTGTCCTGATCGTCCGACGTGAACGGGTCCGGCTGTCTCTCGTCGCAGGACCACCAGAAGGCTCCCGTGCTGTCCGAGAGAATTCCGCTGGACTCGTCGCCCATCATCCCGATTCTTATGACTCTGTCGCCGTTGAAGTCGAAGACGTCCATCACCTCCCCCTAGCTGCCTTGACCCTCGCGAGCATCTTCGACTCCTCGCTCGCGCCGCTTCCGTCGAACGCGGCTAGGATGCGGTCGGACCAGTCCTTGCAGAGCCTCGCGGAGACGATTCCGGGTCCGTCGTGGAACGCGAAGGACTCCCATACCTCGGCCATCTCGTCAGCTATCGCCAGAAGCTCCCTTTCCTGCCCGATGGTCCAAGTTGGCATGGACAGGCAGGCCCTCGATTCGCTCATGAGCCTCCAATGCTGTGTTGGGTTGTTTTGTATATAGGTGTTTACCTGCTGAATGTTGAAAACTGCGTAGTGTTGTCTGACTTTTCAACATAGTCTGAAATAAGACAAACCGAAAACTCATGGAGGGGGGCCTAAATACTTGCGTGCCCTCGAGCGCGTGCGTTGGGCGTGAGACGCCCGCGCGGCCTCGCGTTTCCGGCCCCTCGGTTGTACCAGCGGGTACGCTAAGTATAAACGTGGTGTCAAGAGGCCCCGTGCCTCCTAAACACTGCCCACAATTCACCACAAGTCACCACGATTTCTCAGCACCCTCACCGCTGCTGGCAAACGCACACAATGTCTCCACACTAGACGCTAGAGCCTGCCCTGCTTGTAAAGGCACTCGATCTTGCGGGCGATGGCGAGTGGGGAGCGCCCGAAGTACCCGCTCACCTGCTTTATCGCCTCGATGAGCTTGTCGACGTCCTCGTCGAGCCACGGCTTGGGGCCTGTCGGCCTCGTGTAGGGGCAGACGATGTTGGCCCGCTGCCTGATCCCGTTCGGCGTCGTCTTGAACCCGAGCACGTCCTCCCAGCCGTCCCACTGCGAGCCCTTCTTGGGCCACCAGTAGGCCAGAATCTCGTCCTTCTCGGGCGTCCACTTCCTAGTCGCTGACATCGCCATCGCCCCCAGCCTCGGACAGCCACCTTCCGGTCACGGCGCGGCACAGGTAGTCCGCGCACTTGTAGGAGTCCTTGGCGGCGGGCCCCTTGAGGCCCATGCGGTCGAAGTACTTGAGCGCCGTCAGCAGGTAGTGGATCGTCATCGGGTCGACGGCCCCGGAGAGGTTGGCGCACACCGTCTCCTGCTTGTCGACCGTCTCCATGGCCCCGGACGCGTAGTGTTCAACCCTCACTAGGGCACCTCCTCTTGTTGTTCATTATCAGCCACCTGATGTGGTACAGCACCGCGTAGGGCCCGCACCCGGTGTCGCGGCACACACCGACCAGCCACGCGAGGGCCGCGCGGTTCTGGGCCTTCGTCCACGCCCTCGGCCCCTGGTAGTCGCACCTGATCCCGGACCTCTGCGCCCTGACCGCTATGGCCTGACGCGACCTCCCCGGCAGCAGGGAGCCGCCGTTGCACTCCCAGCGCGGGCACCGCGTCCCGTACTCCGGGTACCAGCGGGCGAGGTCGGCGAGCTCGGACGTGGTCCACGGGCGGCGGGCGCGCTCAGCCATCGGACTCCCCCAGCGCCTCGCGGATGCGGTCGGCTATCGACGTGAACGTTATGCCTAGGTCATATCGGCCTTTTTCGTCGCTCTTCTCCCCCATGGCTTGCAGAAGGTAAACTAGTTTCAGCAGCACGTCGCGGTCGATTCCGGTCAGCTTCACCACTGCGTCATGGACCAGCTTCTCAAGCTGCTCGCCGTCGACCTTGACTTCTGCCACGCACTTGGCCTTCGGCTCGCTCAGCCTCTTGCCGTCAGCGTGCGCCCGCACCAAGTCAACCGCTACGTTCGACGGTGACGCGAGCGCGCCGTTGGGGTCGTAGACCTCGGCCCTCCACCCTTTGTAGCTCGCCGTCGCGTCGGGGTAGGGCGGGTCTATGTAGTAAGCGAGGCGCTGTGCAAGCTCCCAAGCCGTGGGTTCGTCCTCGCGTTTTAATCCGACAGCTAGCGCCATATCGCACAAATGCGACCATCCACCACCTTGCGCTTGACTATAACTTGTCGGCGGTGTGCATTTCCGCAGCCTCGCCGCAATCTCGCGGCGCTCGGTGTCAGTCGTCATCATTTCCACCCCCAAGCTCTCGCCAAGTCTCGCGGACCGGGGTCTGCCCCATCCGGGTCTATGAGGTCGGCGAGGCGCTTTGCCGCGATGACCTCGCATTGGTGGCAGTCGATTGTATCTTGGTCGTCATCCGTGCCGGGACAGTCATCGCCGGAAACAAGCTGGTTCAGCAGGCACTCGGGCGGGGCGCTTTTCCACGTCCATTCCCTTAGCCTCCGCGCCACGTCGCGGCGCTCGTCGTCAGTCGGCATCGCCTGTCTCCTCTCTGATTATCCTCGCCCCGCAGAACGGGCAGTAGTCCGGCGGCGTGCCGTCGTCCCACGTAAAGGCGTGACCGCAGCTCAGCTCAACTTCGAGGTACGAGTAGTCGACTATCTCCCGCTCAACGTGGGATGACTCGACGTTGCACGTGCGCTCCGCGCGGCGGTTCCACGTGCTGATGGCGTCGTCGCGCGTGTCGTTGTACTCGTTCCGCAGGCTTGTCTTGCAGCTGTCGCAGAATACGATCCACTCCATGTCGTGCTCGTCGTAGAGCACGTAAAGCCCCTTCGTAGCCCCGCATACAGGGCACGGCCTCAGCGTTTCCTCCATGTCATGTCCTCTCCGCGACCTTGAAGCCGCCCTTCGTGCGGCTCTCAAGCCGCTCCACACGACGCTTCCACGCCGGGCTCGCGTAGAAGTAGATCGTCTCGACCTTTACTCCAAGGGCCTCAGCGCACTCCCGCGCGCTTCCGGTGCAGATGATCTCGTCGCCCTTGTAGACGGCGTAGAAGGCACTGGCTCTCACTTCGTGATGCGCCCCCTTTCCCGGTTCCTCTCCTCGCACGCCTTCATGTAGGGCCGGAAGTCCTCCACGCCCAGCGCCGCCACGAGGTTGAGCGTGGCCTGGATGACGTCGGCGCACTCGTCCAGCAGCTCGAAGTACCTCTTGCGCCACGTCGGGGAATCCGCAGCCTTGTCCATCCGCTTCCATGCCTCGACGACCTCAGCCGCCTCCTCCAAGACCTTGAGCGCCTGCGCCTTGTCGGGCTTCACCTCGTCGAAGCGCCGGACGCTGCCGACGCGGACCCACTTGCTCTGTGTCATGCCACCCCTCCCCACTGCTCCGCCATCGCTACGGCGACCCCGTGGTACGTCCGGCTCCTCATGCGCGACCTCTCGGGTCCGGGAGGCATGCTGTGGACGCGGTGCGCGTCCCTATAGTCCATGCCCAACATCTCCTCTCTCACGTCGTTCGTCGGGACGAGCGGCGGCAGCCCCTTGAGCCACAGGCACGTGGCCTTCGTCTCCGGGTGCCCGAACATCCACGGCTGGATGATCTGGTCGGGCTTCCGGTAGACGCCGCTCATGACGCCGACCGGGTTCTCTATCGCGACCATGGGCACGTGGTCGAGCGCCGTGAACGCCAGGAAGAACCCCTCGCCCATGAGCTGGCGCCCGTCGCGTCGCTTCTCCGGGAACCACCTCGCCCCGCTGCTGCTGAGGTGCGTGCAGGGCGGGAACGCGATGACCATGTCCCAGTCCATCTTCGCGACCTCGAGCGCGTCGCACTGGAGGTGCCACTCTGGGTGACCCCCCACCGCAGGGAGGACGTCGCAGCTGTACGCCTCGTGCCCGCGCCTGCGGAACTCCCGGCATACCTCCTGCGACTCCTCACAGGCGAGTAGCACTCTCACGAGAACCCCCTCTCGTCGAAGACGTAGCCGTCAGCGTCGCGGTAGGCCGTGCCGCCCACCGGCTGGTCGTACGGCACGTCCGGTTCGTGGTCGTAGGCGCCGCTGTACGGCACGGCGGGCTTGGTGAATCTCGGCCCCCCGTTCCAGCGACAAAGCTCGTCGAACTTTGCCACTGACTCCGCCCCCGGCTCCCACGTCTCGCCGTACTCGTCCGCGAGCTGCCACTCGCCGCGCTCGAGGATTGCGCGAATCTCGCGGACGCTGTGGAACTCGGGGTGGTCGACGTCGTAGAGGCCTGGGGCGTCGATGCCCTCCGTGGAGTCCTGAAAGTGAATCTTCCATCCCGCCGAGCGCTTGGCGATGTGCATCTCGGGGTGGACAGCCACGGGCTTGACGCGGCGCAGGTAGAAGTTGGTGCCCATCACTCGCCCCCCTCGGTAAGCCGTCGCCCGCACATGGGGCACGCGACGATTGGTGCCGTGTATCCGCCGCAGATGAAATCTCCGTCGTAGTAGCCCGTGACGTCGAGCACCCACGATCCGTCGCGGTTGCGGAGCAGCCTCACGTCCACGCCGTCTTCGTCGCACTCGTGGATGGGCTTGCCGTCCTCGCAGAACTCGCACATCACGCCTCACCCGCCAGAGCGCGGGCGCGGCGCACGAGGTCGATAGCTTCCATAACGCACGTGCAAGACCTAGCTTCCTCTTCCAGCCGCTCCCAGCTGTCGATTTCGGGCCGCTCGTGGGTGAGGCTCAGGCTGCGGGCCTCAGACCAGTCGGTCGGGCCGGACACGCGCTCTACCTTGACGATGGTCTCGCCGTCCTCCTCGTGGAGGAAGTCGAGGACTCTGAGCTCGGTGCCGTCCTCGTGCCACACCGTCTCCCCCTCGCGCAGCGGCTTGCCGTCCGCCGCGAGGACGGGGGCGCGGTGGGTGCATCGCTCCGGGTAGTGCCAGACGCCCGCGAACTTGACGCTCATGCCGTCGTAGTCATGGGCGTAGACGACCTCGCCGTGCGCACCGGTGTCGATGTCCCACAGCTCCTCGCCCTCATTGATCGGCACCCCGTCCGCGTCGAGCACCTTGGGCGCGGGGCGCTTGATGCGCTCGCCGTCGCTCACGGACACCGCAAGCCACGTTCCGGGGTCTCGGTCGGGCTCCTCGTCCGTGAAGCCGATGATTACCGGGTTGACCGCGTCAAAGGTCACGTAGTACACGCGCCACGTCTCGTCACCATCGTACACAACGTCGCCGAACTTCACGGGAGCGCCGTCCTCGAACCTCGGCCACTCCATACCCTCGGGCATGAGGCGGTCGAGAAGCCTGCGCTCCACCTCGTCGCGGTCTGCCATGTCCTCATCGAAGCCCAGCGCGTACATCACGCGACCCGACAGCCAAAAGTCGAAGTCGAGCTGCTGCTTGGTGGAGCAGTGGCCGACCACCCAGTCGAGCCTTTCCTTGACGGATTCCAGTCCGCCGTTCTCGAGCACCCACGCGATGGCGTCGCGGTCCTCCTGCGGCATAAGGTCATAGGCGCTCATGGAGACGGCGGCGGAGTGGTCTCGCGCCTCTCCCAGTTCCAGCCGCAGGTTCTCGATGGTGTCCATGTCGCACGCCCGCTCGCGCTCTATCTGGTCGACGATGTCGCAGATGGCGCGGCCCACCTCGCCGCCGCGCACGGCGTCGGCGCCCATCTGTCGAAGCCTCTCGATTCCGGTCATACGCTCACCCCCTAAGGCTCTGCGGTGATGTAGCTGATAGCTTCCAGCACCAAGTCATCGAAGTCTTCAAGCTCCTCCTCGGAGATGTCGAGGTTTCGGCGCCACTCGCCACGGTCCTCGACGAGCCCGTTGTGGCATTTGACGCAGTACCAGATGTAGTAGGCACGTCGCTTAGTGAGTTTCATTCGCACCCCATTCTGTCAAGCTCGACGATGCGCGGGTAGTCCCCCGCGTAGCAGATTCCGTAGCTGTAGGACATCGACTCGCGCAGCTCCTCGTCACCCATCAGCTCCCAAGGGTGAGAGCCGTGGGCGCACCACGCGCAGTCGTGGCAGCACGCAACGTCCTCGAAGTCGCCGACGTTCTTGAGCCTTTCGGCGACCGTCTGAGAGGCCATGTCTCTCCTTTCAATAACGAGGAGGCCCCGAAGGGCCTCCGTGTGGTACAGTTGGTTGTACAAGAGTTAAAGTAAAACCTTAAAATGGGATGTCCTCAGCCTCGACCTGCATCTGCTGGGGCTGCTGAGGTGCCGAGTAGGTCGGTGCTGCATAGGGCTGCTGGTACTGCTGGTAGGCTGGCTGCTGAGGCGCCTGCTGACGCTGTGGCGGCACCAGCTCGTCGACGATTACCTCGATCTTGCTGTGCTTCTGGCCGTCCTTTTCCCACCTGCGGTGGTTGAGCTTGCCCTCGACCGTGACGCGCACGCCCTTGTGGAGGTAGACGACCATGCTCTCGGCGAACTTCCCGAACATGGTGCAGTCCACGTAGTGCGTGTAGTCGTCCCAGTTGCCGGTCTTGTTGTTCTTGCGGCGGTCGGAGACGGCCAAGGAGAAGCGGACCACCGTGGTGCCGCTCGTCGTTGCCATCTGCTGAGGCTCGGCGGTCAGACCTCCGCTGAGGAAAACTTTGTTGAGGCTCACGCTAGGCCTCCTTCACTGGCGCCGGAGCGGCGACCCCGGCGTCCTCGATGATCTCTCCGGTCTCGGCGTCGACGTTGGCCGTTACCTCGATCGGGTCGTTCTCCTCGTGGCCGAACACCTCGTATCCCTCCGAGTCGAGGACAACCGGCGTCTTATCGTCCTGAGATACCGCACGAGCAACCTCGACAGATCGCGGAAGCATCCCTCGGCTGAACGCCCGACGAACGACGGTCTTCTCGGCCATCGCCTCGTAGAAGTCCCTCCAAGGGCCAACCACGTTTCCGTTGCGGTCCTTGCTCGTGGAGCTGTTCATCGCCGCGTCGATCTCGGGCTTTGACATGGTTAGGAACACGAACCCGCCGTCCTTGAGGTGGCACGAGAGATACACGAGCCTCATGGTGTCCTTGGAGTGCGGAACGTCGACGTTGGGACGGTAGTTGAAATGGACCCCGGACTCGTCCTCCCAGTAGTCGAAGTCGTCTCCGTCGTACACGACCTGGGTTCGGATGCTCTTGACCTCGCCAGATCGCCTGACCAGCTCCAACATACCGTTTTTCCCAAGCTGGAACTGTGCCTCGTAGGACTTGGTCTTGCCGTTCCAGCGGGGAATGATGTAAGCGTTGCCGAGCCCATCGACCGCGCTAGGCTCAAGACCGAGTGTGGCACACTGGAGGCAGCAGCTCAGAATCGATGAGTTGCTGCACTCGTTGAGCTTGGGAGTCCGCGAGTACGCGGCGATGCTCATTTGGATCAGGCGCTCGGAGCTGAACCCCTTCGGCATGACGTTCTGGAACTGTGGAGCACACTGCTTAACAAGCTCCCTGAACGTGTTCTGAGGCCGATGTTGGACGGCCTGCTGGGCTTTTGCGATTTGTCCCATTAAGAGACCTCCTTATATCTCTTATAGTTCTTGATTGCCGATATGGTTGATTGGCAAACCCCGTACCTATTGGCAAGTACTCTCTGTCTATCGGTTGACTTACGGATGTCTCTGACGTCTTTGTCCGACAATCTCCTCAAGCCTCTGTTGATGTGGCCATGAAGCCCTGTCTCCCATGCGTGGTTTACGTTCTCTTTGACCGTGACCCACTCAAGGTTCTCAGCTCTGTTGTCGAGCTTGTTGCCATTCTTGTGGTTGACCTGTGGCTTGTTATCAGGATTTGGAACAAAAGCAGAGGCTACAAGACGATGGATATAAACGTTCTTTGATGTGCTCCCATCCTTAAGGCAAACTCCGTAGTAACCATCTTTCTTCAGCGCAGGATGAACAACGCTTGGTTTTTCTGGAAGATCAGTTATGACGCTCCCTTTTGTTCTTCGTGACGTGCTGGCAAGAACTCCTGAGTCAGATATGAAGTACTTTCCGTTGAACCCGACGACTTTTGCCCACATCATCTTGGCTCCTTTGGCTCTCTCCACCTCAGGCCCATGTCGGATATGTCTGTCGTTGAGTAGGACTCGGCAATTTCAGGCAGCTCAGCTTTAAGCCTCTTCGTGTCTACTCTTGTTCTGTTTGATCTGACCCATGTGAGAGTCCCGCTCGGAGTCCTGACCCCAGAATAATCGCCCACGAGAGCTTTTACTTTGCTAGACCACCTCTGGTACTCGCTTTTTGCACTGTCTAGCTCGCTTTTTGCGATAATCCATCTACTGATCTCGTAAGGTATCGAGTTTTCCTCTATGAATTCGCCATCAGACTTCTTGTGGGCTAGGAACAAGCTGCTACCGTCAGTGTCTGTTACATCCGGCTGTATGCCAGCAATAACGTAGTCTTTCCAAAATGAGTCAACTGCTGAGTCGACTAATGCGATGTCTTCACCGTCTCTGACGAGCCTATACTCACGGTAGTCATTGCCAGCGATAAGCACAGCGACATCTACAAACTCTCTGCCAGTAACGCTCATGTAGTGAGCGCATTGAGTTTGATAGTACGCTGGCACACCGTCTGACCAGTCATCCTCCCTTCTCCACCCAGCCGTCTTACATTCAAGTACGCCCCAACCTAGCTCGGGGTCGCGCACCTCGTAGTCGAGCGACGCCTGAGCCCACGGTCGCTCGATGCTCCTCAGCATCCCGTTCACGCGGCGCACCGTGCGGTCAGGGTGCTGCTCGGCGTAGTGCTCGCCGATGATGTGCTCGAGGATGTTGCCCCACATCACTGCTGGCTTGTCGGAGACGTCGTCGGTCGAGCCGATGGTCTTGTCGAGCCAGACCTGATAGGGCGTTCTGTAGGCGCTGAGGCCCATGATCGCGGCCACGTCCGAGCCGCCGATGCCCTTGCGGCGCTCCTCGCGCCACTCCTCGTCCGAGTCGCAGCGGACGAGCGTGAAGAGCTTGCCCTCGCCGCTAATCATCGGAGGACCTAGCGTCGAGCAAGTCCCCGAACAGGTCGGCCATCGCTGCGGCGGTGAGGGCCTGCTTTGCGCACTCCTCTGCCGTGAACTTCTCGTGCGTGCGCATCTTGATGGTCGTGGCGGCGACGTTGATGCCAGCCGCGAATCCGTCGTAGTACCTGTTGCTTCCGAGCAGTCTCCTCGTCGTCTCGAGCGACTTCTCGCTCATCTCGAACAGGAAGTCGGCGAGCTTCTTCTCGTCCATCTAGACCCCTCTCATAAGGTAGATTGCTTCGTCCAGCGTCATTACCACCCACGACCCGTCGTAGAGCGCAGAGAGGTTCGGCGTCGTCGCGACCCTCATGCCGAGGCAGATGCGCGCGAGGTCTCGGATGGTGACGTGTACCTGCGACTGGCCCATCGGCCTCCCGTAGACGTCGACCACGAGCAGGGCGAAGTCCGCGTCCGCGTTCTCGCGCTCTGCGAGCGTCTGCTCGCGCCACTCGGAAATCAGCTTCGGCGTCACCTGCTTGTGGCTCTTGCACTCCGCGATGCCCTCGAAACCGTGGCAGAAGATGTGGCCGACGTCGCCGTGGTCCTGCGCTCCGTGAAGGGCAAGGCGTTCGGGCCGCTCGTCCTCGAGGCCGTCGCGGAGGTAACGGACGAACTTGGTTTCGTACTCGGTGCCCTTCTTCTTGGACTTGTTAGCCATCACCCCACCTCGATGCTGCAAAGCAGGGCCATGAGGACGATGAGGACGTAGGCGACCCACGGGTGCCTCTCGACGAGGTCGTCGAACCGCGTCGCTGGCCTAGTCGACTCCATTCTTGCTCCTCCACTCGGACATCCACTTCGAGACCGTGCCCTGAGACACGCCGAACTTTCGCGAGGCGTCGGCCTGGGACATGCCGCCCTCGATCGCCTCGATGACCTTGAGCTTTTCGTCGTCACAGTACTTACCTCCGCGCATGTAGGGTCGGCAGGGCCGGCGCTCGATGGTGGCGTGGCCGACCGTCTCGGTGTCGGGCTGAGACTTCTTCTTGCGCCGCTTCTGGACGTCGTCGACCCTCACGTCCTCGGATGCGTGGTACCAGTAGGTGCCGCCGGGGAGCCACTTCTTGATCGCGCAGACGAGGATCGCCGCGTCGAGGTCGAACTCGTCTTCCTCGTGGCACCTCGTGATGGTGTGCGTGCCGTCCTGCCACACGCAGGTCACGACGTCTCCGTTGACGGTGACGTGCTTGGGGAGGCGGGCGAGGTACTTCTTGCGCTTGCTGTCGGCGCTGGGGAGCGCCATCGGGCCCGAGAGCGGGTTGCCGATGACGTGAACGCTGAACTCCGAGCGGTCCGTCCACTGGTAGTACTTGTGATTGAAGACGGCGGCGTCCGCGACCTTGTGCCAATCGCCGTCAGTGTCCCTAATGAAGAGCGCGGTGTTCTCCGCGCTCAGCTCGTACTTGCTCATACTCCCTCCTTTGCGGGCGGCTGCGAGCGCATCCAAGCGTCCAAGTCGTCCGTCGAAATCCTGTACTGCCGGTAGCCGTCGCTCTTGCGGTACGTGACCGGCTTCACGTACCCGACCAGTTCTCCGCTCATGAGCGCCGCCATAATGACGTCGCGCCCGAGGCTCGTGTACGCCTTCGCGTCCTCGACGGAGAGCCAGTGAGGCTCAACCTTCGCGGACACGCCCACCTCCGTTCTCTCTTGCGTGCGCCCCACGTGACCGACCGCGTCACAGCGACCGCGCAGGAGTAGCGCGTTGCTGGTCGAGAGGAGGTGGTGCTTGGGGGGTTACGTCATGGCATCGCCGTTTCGGCGGCTTTTGCGGGATGCAGAACCGCTCAGCCGGAGTCAGTCGGCCACGTGGGACGCACGCTGTCTTGTAGTTGCTCCTGATTGCAGGCGCCACCGGATCCCCCGGCTCGCGTCAAATCAGGTATCCGGTTGTCAAGGTACGGTGGTGCTGGAAATCGGCACAGCGGTGCCCATGACCCCGGCGGGGCCTGTCTGGGAATCGGTTGTGCGGGTGGTGTGCTAGGAAGCGCAGTAGCGCTCGACGAAGTAGCGCTGCCCCTTGCCTGTTACCTTGGGCGTGCGGTTGATGGTCACGTGACCGTCCGAGTGCGTGACCGCCGTCTCCTTGATGCGGAAGAGGCCAAGCTCCATCGCTCGCTGGGTTGGGACGTTGTAGTTGCCGCCGGACTTGCCGAGGTACCCGTCCTCCCGGAGCATCGCGAACAGTCGGTTCTGGCCGACCTCGACGCCGTTCTGGCGGAGCATCTTGGCAAGCTCGCCGACGAGGCATGTTCCGTCACTCGCGGCCACGGCGTCGGCGAAGAGCGCCTTGGGCCGAAGCTCGTCGTTCTCGGCCTCAAGCTGCTCGCGCTTGGTACGCTCGTCCTGAAGCTCGGTGAGAAGTCGGATGCCGAACTGAGGGTCGGCGATGATCTTGTCGATGGTGACCGGGGTCGCGTAGGCGCCGTGCTTGCGAATGCTGGGGAGCACGTCGTGAGTGACCCAGCGCTGGAAGTCCTCGACGCGCTTCTTGGCGTCCTTGTCAGGGATGCGGCCTAACTTACGCTGCAAGACAGCACGGTAGAAACCTGCCTCAGTGATGAAGCTAATCCGCTGGTCTCCGCCAAGGGTACTCACTACATGAGTACCCTTTTCATCATCATCAAGTGAACGAAGCATGTTGGCTGCATCGCGATACCCGAGCTTCTTCGCGACGTCGGCGGCGGCAATCATAGCCTCACCGTCGAACACGGCACCACGAACGTCACCGAACTTGTCGTTGTGGAAGAGCTGAATCTCGTTGTCCATGTTAGTTACCTCCTTCCAAAACCGGATACTTTGGGACCGTTCGCCCGATCAGATCGTCAATCGGGACTCCCCACCAGTCGGCTACGGCTATGATCTCGTCGAGGTCGAACTCGCTCTTGCCAGTGAGCTTGTTGTTGAGTCCGTCCCAAGAGAGGCCAAGCCTGTCTGCCATAGCCGTCTTCGTGACTCCCATACGCGCGCGGAACTGGTCGACGTGCTCGCAGAACTTCATGGAACCTTGCATCTCCCTCCTCTCTGCTTCAAATCTGAAGTGCTTAAGTGCATATTGCTCTATAGCAAAAGCAAAGTCAAGAGCAAAATGGGGAATAATGCTCTAAAAAGTGAGCAATCTTGCTAAAGGGGGCCGAAATGGAGTTTGGTAGGCAGCTTGAGCACTTGCTTGCGGAACGCGGGCTCAAGCCAGCGGACCTCAGCAGAATGACTGGCCTTAGCACAGGCCTCATATCTAACTACATGAACAACAGGAGTAAGCCAACGCTTGGAAACGCCGTGCTCATCGCTGACGCAATCGGCGTATCAATGGATGATCTGGCAGGCAGAAATGAGCCCAGCACCGCCGCACAGCGCGAGCTGCTTTCCTACTTCAACCAGCTCAACGAAGAGGGTCAGGAGTCGGCGATACGTCTGGTCCAAGGCATGACCAGCGTGGACGTATATAAAAAGAGTTATCCGGTTCGGGTGGGGAATGAGAAGTCTGCGTAAGGAGGACAAATGAGAAGGGAAATCGTAGCTGCCGCGATGGTGGCGACGCTCGCGCTCGTGGGGTGCTCGGGCAACCCGCAGGAAGGGCAAACGACAGATGATGCTCAGGAGCAGATTGTGTCTACTGACGCAAGTCAAGACGCGGACGAAAGCGAGCCGAGCTTTGAGGAGACTCAACAGGCTGTAATTGACTACCTGAACAGTGATGAGACGCACTTGATGGCAGAGATAAATCCGTATATCAACGATTTAATTGATTACGGAATGTCGAAGGATGGTGCGTCCGCCGACGCTGCGAAAGAGTCTGTCTACGCTCTGTGCAACAGAATCATTGACAGAGAGGACGTACCGGAGCCGTGCGAGGAGCTTGATAAGTGCCTCAAGAGTGCTGCCGAGGCGCAGAAAGAGTGTTCGTACTATTACGCACAGGCTGCTAACGAGTCAGACGCAGACCGCGTTTCTGATTACATCTCAATGGGAACCGAGTCGCTAAACGAAGCAACGATGTATATCGACGAGGCGACTATGCACATAAGCGATCTGAAAGACAGGTATGACATAGTCACCTACTAGCCCCAAACCAAAAACGCCCCCACGGCGACTCGGCAGAAGGCGTGGGGGCAAGCCAGCCAACAACCTAAGTATGTGAGCCAAAGATTGGAGGCTGATCCCATTATGGCACGAAGCGGCATCGGCAGTAAGCGCGAGGTGCGGCCCGGCGTGTGGGAGGTGCGCGTCTCGCTCGGGTACCGCGAGGACGGGCGCCAGAGGCGTGTTTCGCGCACGCTGCACGGAACTGAACATGACGCCGACGAGGCAATAGCCGAGCTCATTGTTGAGATGGGTTCTTCGCCGTCGCTTGGGCGGCTGTCAACAATACGTGATTACTGGCCGGTTTTCGTTTCGCACCTCACCGCGAAGGGCGTGACCAAGAGCACGCTCGCGGACTACGAGAAGTCGTGGAGGCTGAGGATAGAGCCTGCTTTCGGTGACATGAGATGGTCCGAGCTAAAGTTCCGTGATATACGGTATTGGGTGCTCACTATGACGCACTCTCAGGCCGAGCACGCCGTCAGGTGCCTGAGACGCATGATAAACATGGCCGTCGACGACGAGCTGGTCGAGCGCAACGTCATGGACCACCGTAGGATAGACTACCCGGTCCAAGACGAAGACCCGCTCGCTGAGGCACCGGTCTTCTGGGGTGCGCACCACGTTGCCGAGGCCATGAGAAGGCTGCGCGGAGAGCGCATCGAGGCGCTGTTCCTCGCGACGGTCGGCGGCGGGCTCAGGCCCGAGGAGTCGCTTGCGCTGTGGTGGTCCGACGTGTCGGCTGACCAAGTGACCCTCATGGACGGCTCCGACGGGGTCATGGTCCACGTCGCCGTCACGAAGGCGTGGACCGAGGCAGACGGGCTGCACAGGACCAAGAACCGGTTCTCGCGGCGTCTGGCGCCGATCTCCGAGCCGTTCTCGTCGAGGCTGGTGGAGCTGTCCCAGCAGGGTCCGCGCGTGCCCCTGTGGCCCCTGTACCCGGGATACGCGCGAAAGGAATGGAGGTCGCTGTTCTCCCCCGATGGCCCGCTCCACGGAATGCCCTACGCGCTTCTCAAGGACATGAGGTCCGTCCACGAGACGATCATGCAGGACGCGGGGACGCTCGACACGGTGAACGCTAGGCTCCACGGTCGCACGAACGTCCAGACCGGGTACCGCCACTACCTCAGACCGAGCGCCGCCCTTGACCGAGCAGCCGAGCAGATGGGGTCGGCAGTGAGGGCCGTCGGGCAATAACTTGCAAGCTCATCCAAAAACTTAGGGGATGCTTAGGAGGAGCTATATATAAAACAAAAGCAGGTCAAAGACGTTTATAGTCTCTGACCTGCGTCTTTTCTGGTGGGCCCAGCAGGATTCGAACCTGCAACCCAGGGATTATGAGTCTTGCAGATCAATCATAAACATACCTATCTACCTGCGGTTTCTCACGCCATGAATACGAAAGATTAACCACAATTGACCACAATTAACCACAAGTTAGGGGATGGTCGGAGATGAAAGTTCAAACAAAAAGCCCTCCCCGCCGAAGCGGGGAGGGCACCGTGGCGCGGGCTATGGGGAGATGGAGAAGAAAGGAGGTGGCTTGGTTTTTGAAAGGAGACAGCCCGCGCTCATGGCCTAGAGAAGGTTGGAGACGATGGCCGCGCACTCGGCACGGGAGCACGGGTCCGTGGCGCGGATGGCCGAGCCGCCGTTGCCGATGATCCCGCCCGCGACCGCCCATGCGACCGCGCCGCGCGCCCACTCGGGCACGTCGGAGAGGTCGGCTGTGGTCTCGGCGGCGGGCTGGCCCTGCCAGTTCCACAGCATCGCGCAGAGCTCCGCGCGCGTGCAGGCATCGTCGGGGCGGAACTTGTCGAGGCCGGAGACGACTCCCTTGTCCACGGCCCAGCAGAGGGCGTCGTAGTACCACGGCTGAGCGCTGACGTCGGAGAATGGCTCGAGGTACTTTGACAGGTCCTCGCCGCTCGCGTTTGCCACCACGCACACGGCCTGTGCTCGCGTGAGCGTGCCGTCCGGGGCGAAGGTCGTGTCGCTCGTGCCGTTCATCCAGCCGTGGGTGACGCACTCGTCGATGGCGGAGATATACCACGCGTCGGGGTTGAGGTCGGTGAAGCGCTTGAGCGCGTCCGGCAGCGGTGTGACGGGCTTCTGCGGCTCGCCCTCCCAGCGCAGGATGTGGTTGTACTTATAGGCGTAATAGGAGCGCTCCGTGACCTCGGCGCCGGAGCTGTCCCCCTGCTTGCCGTCCCAGTTGTTCTCGGCGCCCACAATGCGGTTGTTCCCGAGGTAGAGCACCGTGTGGCCGGTCGAGTCGCCGAGCGCGCGGAGCAGGATGTCGCCGCGGCGCTTCTCAGACTCCGAGAACGGGATGTCCTTCCAGCCGCGAGCGGTGAGGACGCTGACCTCCGTCCACGTGTGGAAGTTGGGGTACTGCTCCAGCGGCACCCCCTCGACGGCGGCTGCGTACAGGATCATCAGGCCAGCGCAGTCGGTCCCGATGCCGTAGCGGCGGCACTGTAGCTCGTAGCCGTGGGAGTCGTCGGCGGCGTAGGCGAGAGTCTGCGCGATGCCGTCCTCGATGCCCGCCATCACTTGCCTCCCTTGATGCTGTCGAGGTAGTGCTGCGCCTCGGTAGCGGCCTCGGTGATGTTCGCGTTCTTCCACCACGAGTAGACCCCGGCCACGAGCGCGACCGCGCACGCGACGATGGTGGAGAGGCCGTCGGGGTCGATGGTTAGGCCGAAGCCTCCGGCGACGGCGCTCACGAGCATGACGAGCAGCCGCACGATGGCGACGATCCTCTCCCTGTTGAAGTCTGTCATCAGTCAGTCCCTTCCCCGCCGATGATGTGGCGGTGTATGTCCTCGACGAGCGTGTCGGTGTGGCTCGTAGTCCTGTCGATGTGGTCGACCTTGTCGCCCATGCCGCGCGAGCGCGCCTTGCTCTCCTCGATCCCGGCCACGAGCATCGCGCTCTGCTGGGCGAGCTGGTCGTTGCTCTCGCGCAGGCCGCGCATGTTCTCAGCCAAGGCCGCGTTGGCCTTGATGCAGTCGGCGTCGTTCTGGGCCTCTCGCTCGCGAATGTCCAGCTCGCGCATCCGAATCTCGCGCGAGTTCTCCTCGCGCCTCATGCGCAGCTCCTTGTAGCCGGGGTAGATGTACTTAGCGACCACGAAGAGCACGCCCCCGACGAGAAGGACGCCGAGCAGCGCCAACCACGGCGACTGGCCTATTCCGGCGCCGATACCCTCCCAGAATCCGTCGCTTGGATGCACCCCACCCTCACCTCCTTAGGACATTTCTGACATGAACTTAGTCATGTCAGACTTTAGCTGAGCACGGAGCTGAGGGTCTGCGCCCGACCAGATGCGGCGAATGGTGCTCATCGCCCCCTTGGCTCCCTCGATTCCAGAGGGCTCCTCGCCGCCCGACGCGAAGGCGTAGTACTCGGCCTCGCAGAGGTCCTTGATGGCGTCGGTGACGGCGCCGAGTTCAGACATGTCGATGTCTGCCGGGTCGGTCGATTCGAGGTAGTCGCACGCGACCTCGCACAGACGCTCGCACATGTGGTGGATGTGGCCCATCATGCGATCACCCGACCCTCGTTACGGTCAGGCTCGGGTTGGCCCCGATGATGACGGGCACGGTGCCGGTGTTCTGGACCGTGAGGCGCGAGCAGCACCCGGGGCAGGAGCGGAACGCGGTCTGGGCCGAGGCGTTCTCGAGGTCGCCTGCGGTACCGATCGAGTTGACCATCGTGGTCTCGTTGAGCGGGGAGCCGTCGAGAGCGATTGCGAGCTGCACGGGACCGGCGGCGGTGCCCGTCACGTTGCCGGAGAAGCTGACGCGGAAGCAGCCCTGACGGACCGTGACGACGCCTGAGTTGAGCCGGTGCGTCTCGTTGCAGCCTGTCTTCAGGACCGTGGTGTTGAACGTTGCGACCTGACCGGGCTGGAGCGTCTGCTCGGTGGTGTTTGAAAGTACGATCATCAGCAACCCCTCCTCTGGGGGAAGAAGGGGGCCGGAGACCGGCCCCCAATGAGACGATTACTAGCAGCAGGCGGTGCAGCCTCCGTACACGGAGCCGCCCCACGGGTTGCAGGTCTGGTAGGCCGGGACCGGGCACGGGCGAAGCGTGTCGATGAGGTAGCGGTTCTGGTTCTGCTGGGACGCCGCGAGGTTGAGCGCCTGAACCTGGCTCTGGAGGTCGCGAATCTGGGTGTCCTTGTCCTCCATGCGGAACGCCGTGATCTGGTCGAGGATGGCGCGCGTGTTGCAGTTCTGGCTGTCGATGATGTCGCGGGCGCTCGCCTGAACGGTGTTGCCGAGCTGGCAGAAGCCCTGGGCCATGTTGAAGTTCACGCCGTCGATCGCGCGCTGGGTGTCGCAGCAGCACTGTGCCTGCTGGGCCGCGGCTTCCGTGATGGCGAGGCGCGTCTCGTAGCCCTGCTGCTGGGCGGCGTAGCCGAGCTGGGCGAGGCCGTTGTCGAGCGCGTTGAAGCGCTGGTTGGTGGTCTGCTGGTTGAAGCCGCGCTCCACGTCGCCGACCGTTGCGCACGCGGAGTCACAGCCGCACCCGCTGCCGCCGCCGAAGCCGAAGCCGTTGCGGCCCCAGCCGAAGAGGGCGAAGAGGATGATGATGGGCCACCAAGCCCCGCCTCCCCAGCCGTCGTTCCCGTCGCCGATGGCCGCGATGTCGGCCACGGAAGGGGCGTTGCTACCGTTGAACATAGGTCCTCCTAACCTTGTGTGTATGGGCCACCAAGCCCCCGTCCGGCCGGTCCGGGGTCTCGTGTGGTTTCTGGGCTGTTCGGTGCCGCTAGATTCCGAAGAAGCGGCGGGCCTGCTCCATAGCCTGCTCGGGAGTCACGCCGTAGCTCTGGCAGAGGTTTCTTGCGATGCGCTCGCCCTCTGCGCTGTCGCCGCTCTGTATCACGTCGAGCATGTGCCTCGCGTTGGGGTTCTGGGATACCTGCGGCGCCCTTCCGAGCAGCGCGAGCGCCATGTCCCTAGGACTCATCGTCAGCGTCCTCCTTTGCCCTGCGAGCCGCCCTCTTGGGCGTCATGTCGGCGATGGCCCTCTCGATGCCGCTGAGTCGGTCGAGCACCGTGGACTCGAAGCTCGGGGCCTCCTGCCTTGGCGCCGGGGCCTCTGGTACGTAGCGAACCTCGGAGATGGTGCCCTCGGGCGTCCACCGCTTGCCGATGATCGCCGTCCCGTCGGCGAGCGGGAAGAGCGCGAGCGTGCCGTCCATGGGCACCTCCTGCGGCGTGACCTCCTGAGCGGAGCGCACGGTTCGCCCGGTCAATGCAGCAGCCCCCGTGCTCTGCTGCTGCGGGGGCTGCTGCGACTGGCTCATGGTCTGGAAGGTCGAGGTCTGCTGAGGCGCGTACTGTGGCGCGGGCGTGATGCCCTGCCACGGGTAGGGGTATGGCGCGTATGGGTTCTGGTAGTTCACGATGCCTCCTCGCTCACGAGGGTCCAATGGCCGGGATATGCGTCAGGAGAGTGCGCCGTATCCTCGATGGTGCAACCGTCGAGGGAGAAAGACGCCTCGTCGGCCCGTGCGGAGTACCCGCCGAGCGTGATGCCGTTGAGAAGCATGTGTGAGCTCCTTTCTGTGCTCTGCGTGCTTATTTGTGTCCATTTTTCGCAGCCCAGGCCTTGAACTGGCTGAGCGTAACGACCTCGTCTCCCGGAGTCTCTAGGGGCACGTCAGTCTCGGTGGAACCCTCCCCTGCTCGCGTCGCGGCCCACGTCTTGAACTGCCTGAGGGTAACCGCTTAGCTGTCGCCTGTCGCCATGAGACTCCTTTCTCTAGATGCAGCCGAAGGGAGCGAGACCGCTGGAAGTGCTCGCGCCGGTGCCGTCGGCGGTGCCGTCGGTGTAGACGAAACAGAAGTAAGAGCTATTGCCGCTCCGGGGCGAGCGCTGCCACCAGTATCGCGCGCTGCCGTTGACCCCGAGCCTCTTGACACGGTTGGAGGTCGTCTTGTAGTAGTCGAGCTGAGTGTTCTGGCTCTCGGCCGAGCTGTTAGCGTAGGTAGTGGAGCCGAATATCTCCTTCTCGCTGAAGAGCGCGAAGTAGTCCGTACTGGCGACCTGGCTTGAGCTTAAGTCGTTCGCCGCGTGCGTGGTGAACTGCTTGAAGATTGGACGCAGGGCCTCGGGGATGGCGTTGCGGTACACGGAGTTGCACCACGTCCTTCTCGCGCATCCGTTCCAGCCGCCATAGTTGGTGTCAAAGCTGTTCATGTAACCGGTCTCGCTCAAGCAGTCCTTCTGGAGCACCACGAAACTGCACAGCTTGCCGTTGGACAACGTATAGTGGGCGGGGTCCGTGAGGACGAACTGGACGTCCTGCTCCGCGTGAGACTCGCCGACGCCAGTAGCCGACATGGCGCTGAGGTGGACGGTCCTCGTGTCGCCAGCCTTCCAATGGTCCGCGAGGCTAATCTGCCCAGCGTCCGCCGCAGCGACCATCGCGGCAACCTCCTCGTCGGTGCCGTCCGCCCAAGATACGATCTTGAGCGTCTGAACCCTCTTCAACTGACTCAGCGTCACGAGCTTGCCGCTGCCCGAAGGGTCGCTTCCATCCACTGCGGATTTCAGCTGCCCCATCGTGACGAGCTTGCTCCCGATCGAGGCCGGGCCTTGCGGGGTCTTGCCGAGATGTTCAGCCGCCTGTGCGACCGTTACGAGCTTGTCGCCAGTCGCCATATCAGCTCAACCCCATGTACGTGTCGAATTCCTCGTCGGTGGCGATGAGCGACGTGACGTAGTCCTTGACGGCCTTGTCAGTTACGAGCGCTTCCCCGGTCGGGCTGCCCGAGATTGAGTCGGTGATGTTGGAGACGAACTTGTCGTTGATAGCTATCCCTGCTTCGTAAGAGGTCGCCACTGCTACGAACTCTTTTCCACCAAAACTGACTGAGAGATGTGATTCCTTGTCACTTGCGGTAGCATCAATTTGGCTATCCCCGTTACCGGCATAAAGACGTGAAGAGGTACCGGACAATCCAACCGCGACATATGTTTCAGGCGGCACTTCGCCGACAGTATCGGAATCGTAGACAATGACGGATCTCAGCGGGGCTCCGTCCTTAATGATTACGGGCATACCAAAAGCCTCGGCAACCTCCAGCTTCTCGTCCAGCGCTGCCTTTACCGCCTTGTTCTGGACGGGGTTCTCGGAGTCGGCGGAGAGGGCCGGGTCCACGGTGACCGTCGCGTCGGAGCCCGGGTCTCCCTGCGGGCCCTTGACGCTGCCCTTCAAAACCCACTCGGCCATGCTAGACCCCCGACTCCTCGTAGCGGTACAGGTTGCCCGTGGTGACGTCGATGTAGCACTCGCCGACCTGACCCGGCTCGGACGGGGCCGCGCTGCCGACGGAGACGCCGGGGCCAGCCGCGCCGGTGTCGCCCTTCTCGCCTCGCGGGATGGTGAAGTTGAGAACCGCCGCAGAGGTGGTGCCGCCGTTCTGGACGCTCGCCTGGGTGCCAGCCTCGCCGGTCTGGGTCGTGCCGACGGTGACGGTCGCCGCAGGTCCCTGCTCGCCCGGGTCGCCCTTGTCGCCCTTCGGTCCCTTCACCTGCGCGCCGGTGTCGACGAACGCGGAGGAGTCGGCGTCCCACACCCACAGGTTGCCGGTGTCGTTGGTGATGTAGGCGTCGCCCTCCTCGCCGGTGGGCGGGAGCTGCGCGGAGGATTCGACGGCGCCCTTGATGTTGACGCCGGTGCCGTCCTCGCCCTTCTCTCCCTGAACGCCCTGAACGCCCTGCGGACCTCGGATGGAGCCGATGGAGGACGCGCCGATGGTGACGCTTCCATCGGAGACGGTCATGACCTCCCACAGCGCGCCGATGGTGTCGACGAGCGTGTCGCCCGTCTGGATGCCGTCAGAGGGCATGATGTTGGTCATGGGGACGGACGCCGATGCGGAAAGCTCGATGTTGGCGGAGCGGTAGCTCTGGCCGCGCGCTCCGTCAGCGCCCTTCTCGCCGGGTACGCCCTGCGGTCCCCTGAGCGTGCCCTTCTCGACCCAAGTAAGTGCCATGTGATTCTCCTATCTAGTCGGTGGATTCGGTGTCCACGAACTCCCAGAACGTGCCAGTGTTGGGGTCGATCGCGGAGTCGCCCTCGATGCCCCCGATGGTGGGCCTGCCGTCGGTGACGGAGACCTGAGTGCCGCGCTTGACGCTCTCGGCGTGCTCCGCGGCCTCCTCGGCCCTATGTGCCGCCGCAATCGCCTCGTCTCTGGCCTCAAGCAGTTGGCCAAGCACGTCGGGCGGGTCGGGCACTGGTTCGTCTCCGTCGAACGGCCCTGACGGCACGACCTTGAGCAGCTTGTCCGCCCTCGCCGTGAGTACTCGGACCTTTCCGCCGTCGCCGTACCCGACCACGCCGACTGGGAGCCACCTAGGCTCGTCGACCAGCGCAGCCGGGACCGTGACGGGCTCGCCGTCCCAGATGACGTCATATGGCGCGTAGTCAGGCCCAACGAGCACGACGTTCACGTCGAGACCGTCCCACTCCGAGTCGAGGTCGAGCTGGATGGCGTCGTGCCCCATGCTGTTCTCGACGATGATGGGATCGCAGCACTTAATCTCGTGGTCCCTGACTACCAGCGTGTGTACGTGCATGTCCGGCATGTCAGTCGTTCCTCCCTTCCACATATGCGGCCATAAGCTCCTCGTAGACGTGCGTGCCCGTGCCGTTGCCCCCGAGCGCGTGATACGTCCTGTAGACGCTCTCGGCGCGCTCCTTCTCGCTGTACGGCATCGAGTGGCCGTCCACGACGTAGTACGTGTGCATCTGGTAGAGCTGCGTCCGCATAAGCTCGCACATGCCCATGCACAGTGCCTCGTGCTCGGCGTCGCGCTTGGCGTCGTGCTCCTTGGAGCGGCGGCGAGACTCGCGCAGAGCGCCCACCAGCGCGCCTATCACCGCAGACGCGATGGGCGCGAGGATGATGGAGATGTCCAATGTCGCGGGGCCTCCTAGTCGTCGCTTGACTCAAAAGAGGAGCAAAGCGCTATTCCGTCGATTGCGAAGAGCTTGCCGGGGTTGGTGTTGATGCCGGGACTTGATGTAATGGACGCTCGGTATGTGTTGCCGCGCCACACATCGACATATCCGTCTGTTCCAATCTCAAGAGTGATGTGCTCTACGCAGAGCAGAATTTGACTCGCTCCGAGAGTGATGCTCTGTAGGTCGATGTGCTTAGTCTCTCCACGCCTAATCTCAAACTTTACTGAGTTGACGGCGTTATAGTTGTACGTGCAGTGGTAGTAGATAACGGCCCTGCGAACGCTTGCTAATCCATCCACATACCTGTGCAGCGTGTCCGTTGTCCCTCCGGCATCTATGTACCATGTCTCGACAGCGGCAAGTCCGTTAACTGAGAACCCTCCACCGATGAGATTGAAATTGGCACCAGATGTTGTTAGGCCAAGAGATACGCCAGATATCGTTTCCAAACTTGTGCCGCTGAACTGAGGCGTCCTGATAACTGCGGAGTTGTCCGATGAGTCGTGGTATATCTCCATGACCGTTGAGCCGTTCTCAAGGACTTGAAACCTTCCGCTACTAGACATCTTGACCGAGCTGGACTCTCCGCTCTGCCCCACCTCAAGTCCCGTCGAGTCAGCCACGAAGTAGCTCTCGACCGTCTTGGCTGACTTCATCGCTGCGTCTGCAACCTGCCAGTAGGTTCCGTCGTAGACCATGAGAACCGTGTCCCCCGCGTCCCACGACAGCTCAGGCGTGATGGCCGCGTTGCCGAGCCGGATGCTCTTCGCACCAGTTCCGTTGACGTTGAGCGTCGGGCTGGTGGCCGTGTTGGCGTAGGAGAACTTGACCGCGAGGTTGAAGCCCTGCTTGAGCGAGAAGTTGCTGTTGGTGCAGATCGCCGTCTTTGCCCTCGTGCCAGCGGATGTCGAGCACGTCGCGTAGCCGTTTGCGACGCTCTGGTTGATGGTGAGCGTCAAGTCCTGCTCGGTCTGGGTCAGCTCGGTCTTGGTGGCGAAGGTGTCTCCGACAGAGTTCATCACGTTCTGCTCGACCGTTGACTGAATCTCGCCCGACGCCTGAGTGATGGCGGTGTTGATCTCGTTGGTGACGCCCTCGGAGGTGGTGTAGTTCTCCTCGATCTCGCTCTTCAGGCCGTTGATGCCCTGCGTTACCTCGGTCTTGAGCGCGTAGTTCGTCTCGATGTCGTTCTCGACCGATGAGAGCTGGCCCTCCCACGTCTCGGTAGCGCCTGAGACGGCTGTGGTGATTGAGTGCTCGATGTCATCGTCGGTGAGCTGGTGGTCCTGCTTCCACGCATCCATCTCGGCGTCGACCTCGTCCTTGATGGCGTTGCCCTCGTCGATTATCTGCTGTGCGAGGTCGCTCTTCTGCTGCTCCATCTGGCGCAGCGTCTCCTCAAGGGAGTAGACCATGTACGAGCTGCCGTTCTTGACGATTACAACCCTGTCTCCGACAGCAAGTGGCGTGTCGGTCTTGAGGGTCACAAGCTCCCCGGTCCCGTCCAGCTTGATGGTAACTGTGCCGTCGTCGTTTACGGAGACGACCGTGCCGTACCTTACCGTGGTCCCGTTGTATGAAGACCCGGGGCGAGAGCCGCTTGAGCCGGACTCACCCCACCCCCACATCATCTTGGCGATGTCAAGCTCTGTGCTCATCGGCTACACCTCCTTGCGAATCTTCGTCTGGCACAGCGCCCCGGGTCCGAGCGTCATGCTTATCTGCTCGACGATGTACTCGTCGGACAGGCCTTGGTCTGAGTCGAGATGGTTGCTGTAACGGACCTTCTGGCCGACCCTGAGGCCGGGGATTCCGACGTGCTGGATGATGACGAACTCCTGAGCGCCGTTGTGCGAGTAGAGGTAGCGCTCTGCCTGCGACCTCAGGTCTGCGGTAGAGCACGGCTGCCCAACGTCCAGCGCATACGTCGCCCTGCGCCCCGTGTTCACGTATGAGAACCGGTTGGAGTCGGGAAGGTCGACGACGACGTAGTCAGATGTCGGGTAGAGCGAGCCCTCATCGGAGTTGTTCTGCGAGTAGTACGCGACCACTCGGTTCACCGCGTCTCGCCTGTTGTCGTTCAGCTCGAAGCCGCTCAGGTAGACGCAGTTGGCACCCTCCTCGAACTCGTATGAGACGGGCCTGTTGGCGGGCGGCACGTACCCGTTCCACGTGATGAAGCCGAGCTCGTTTACTCCAAGCTCGTTTCCGGTCCAGTTCGCTAGGCTCTCAAGAAGCTCTCCCTTGTTCATGCCGATCGGCCACCACACGTCCATCGTGTGAGTCGCGTTTGAGTCAGAGCCGGGCATGACGACGAGTTTTCCGCCGTCAGCCTCAACAATCTCTCTGACCTCCTCGACAACCGAGTAACCCTCTGGCTTTGCGATGTCTGACGCGAGGACGTCCTGCGTGAACCTCCATAGCGTCGAGTAGCAGTCGCAGGTTCTCCTGACGCTGCCGTGGAGCGCTGACGCATTGGACGAGTTGACGAAGAAGGTTCCTAGAACCTCGTCGTACTGCTCGCCTGTCGGAAGCGTGATTGTGTGCTTGACCCTGATTAGGCGGTCCTTCGTCGCCGCGTTGGCTAGGCAGATCGTTGCAGAGCAGAGGTTGTCGGTCTCCTCGCCCCAAGTGATGTTGCTCTGGCCCTCCTCGACATCGACGTCCTCCCCTGTCTCGGTTAGGTTGAATGGGTCGACGAGCGAGAACGTGTATGAGTCGGTGCGGCCAGACATGGCCCAGTCCGTCAACCTCCCACCTCCTCGCCGGAGATGTCGACAGAGATGATGCGAGTTGTGAGCCTAGACAGGCGCACCGTTGGCGCGATGCAGTAGCGGCGACCGTCCGGGAACCGGACCATCACGTCGCCCCACTCCGCAATCTCCTCCACGTCGATTCCGTCCTCGTCGAGAAGAGCCGCAGAGAAGCTGACGTTGGCCGTGCTGCCAGTTCCGTAGTAGGCGCTCGGGCTCTTGCGGCCAGCGAGCTTCATGGTCTCCATGACTGGCTTACGCTCGACTGTCGGCCCCATGTCTCCAGACGTGAGCCTGAGCGGGAGTCTTACCGAGCTGAGGGAGTCGATGTCGTCGATGATGATTCCTCCCGGCCCGGCAGCGGCTCTGGTTGTGATGATGTTGGACGGTCCACTCACGGCACCTGTGTCGGTAGAGCCGATGGCTTGGAACTTGACCTCCTCGCCGAACGGCGCGAAGCGGAACAGGGCCCGCTCGCCGCACCTCACCCTCACTTGGTCGACCGAGTAGCGCGAGCCGACCATCTTGACCGTAACCCAGTCGGGCGGCAGGTCTCCGTCGCCGGAGTCGGCGGTCGTGATGAGGATTCCGTTGACAGTCGAGCTTTCGAGGCCGATTATCGGGGTCGAGCACGACCTGTTGTCAGTTACCGTGATGTACCCGGTGGCGTTCGAGAACTCCATCGAGATCGGTCGGTACGACGCGTTGAAGTGGATGTTGAGGAAAATCTGCTTTCCAGCGACGTGCTCGGTCAGATACCTGACGGGAAGTTCGATTCGGCCCTTCGCAGCGATGGTGCTCCAATAGAAGTCGTACAGGAGTGGACGGCCCTCGACGGTCGATGCGCCGCCAAGGGCCGAGTTGCTGATCTCGATCGCGTACCTATCGTCCTTGCGAGTCCACGTCGTGTTGTACTCGATTACGAACGTCTCGTCGGTCTCGTAGTACGCGCTCGCAAGCGTGTATATCGGGCAGTAGCCGATTGAGAAGCTGAACGTTGACGTTCCCGATCCGTCGAGGCCCGGAGTTCCCATGCCCTCGGCCCAGTTCGAGTAAACCCTCACAGTGAAGTCGATGGAGTCGTACTTCCTCGTCGAGTACATCCACTGGTGAGTGGGTCCGCACAGGTCTCCGAGCAGGCCGTTCACATCTAGGTCGTGGCTCCACCACGTCCGTCCGTCGTCGCCGTATGGCTTAGTCTCGTGGCACTCCGACGCCATGTACGTCTGCGTGTGCGTTCCGATGCCAACATACGAGCCGTATGTGTCGCCTCCACCCTTGGTGTGGATTGTGTTGACGTCGACCGAAATGACCCACTCTGCGTTTGTCTCTCCGTCGTACTCCGTCGACCACACGAGACGGAGGTCTCTGGCACCGTTGACATCCTCGGACTCGTAGATGAGGAGGCCGTGCTTGCTCCCCTGCTTGTTGTAGCTGCTGTACGAGACAGAAAGGTTCTCAACTCCCATTAGGTCTTTGCCAACCTCCCGAATCTGTCCATGAGGTTCACGAACTCAGCCGCGAACTCCCGGTCGGTCATGGTCGTTACCTCGGTGTCGCCGATGTAGTAGTTGTTGACTGTCCCGCCGCCGGAGCTGCCGAGCGCCCGGACGCTGCTCGTGCCGACCGCGTAGGCGCTTGATCGCGCAAGCTCGGTCGCCGTGTTGGCGATGGCCCAAGGCGCCTTGGAGATGGATCGAGCCGCCTTGGTAGCCTCGGAGGACATGAGCGAGATCCCGTCGTTGAGGGTCGCGGCTCGGGACGCGAGGGTCGATGCAGCGGATGGCCAAGTGATGACGGGAGTTCCGCCGCCAGTCCCGTAGTCGTCGGGGCCTAGGCTATAAGGCATTTGACCGGGCCTGCCAAGGCTAGCAGCGGTCGCGCCCCTCGTGCGGTACGTCGTCGTGACGGACGTGTTGACGTTCATGCCGTTGTAGCGGGACAGGTTGTTAAGGTTCGCTATCGCGTTAGTGACACTAGAGTCGTCAACGTCGACCTCGCCCGTGATGACGCCGAGAATGAAGTCGCGGAACGTGACCATGTTCCCGAGAGCGTCCTCAAGCTCAAGGTCGTCGACGTATACGTTGCCGTGCTGGTCTCGCAGGTAGGTTCCGTCCCAAGTCAGGAACTCGCCGTTTGCAAGCTCGATCTGCTCGTAGTCGGCAAGCGCCGTTCCGTTGATGGTCGGAAGGCCCTCGCTGTTCCACTCAAGAATCTCGTCGTTGGCAAGCTCAAGCGTCCTATAGTCGACTACCGTCTCGCCGGTGATGGTCTTAAGCTCGGTTCCGTTCCACGTGTAGATGCGGTTCTGGGCGTCGATGAGCTGGGCCGGATTTGCGCTGAGGTCGGCCTCCTTGCTCTCGAGGTTCGTGCCGTTGTAGTTCTGGATCATGAACATGAGCTTTCTGAGATCGCCGCCGCAGTTTTGGAGCATGAAGCTGAATGCCTCTGAGCTGATCTGCCCGAACTGCTCAGAGCTGATGCCAGCCCTATCCATTGCCTCGGCGAAATCGTCGACGGTCATGTCGATGCCAGACAGGAACCTGGTGAGGTCGGCCCCCCCGGTCTCCCTGAGTTGGTCCCTTATCTTCTGGAAGTTCTCTGTAGCCGACATGCCAAGAAGGTCAAGGGCGGCCTCTATGTCGCCGCCGTTCGCCTTCCATGCGTTTGCGATGTCGACGAGCTCGTCATCGGTCATCTCGGACAGGCGCTCGACTGAGAACCCGGCCTCATCGAGGGCCTTGGAGAAGTCGAGCATGATGTCGGTATCTCCGCCGAACGTGCTGTTGAGCTTGCTCATTACGAGCCTGTCGATGCCCTCATACGCCCCGTTAGCCGCGTCCTCGAGGTTCCCCAGCGACGCGTTGACCTTGTCGATGTCTCTCTCGAGGCCGTCAAGGTACTCGCGCTGCTCGGAAAGCTCGGTGTTTAGCTGACCAAGGGTGTCCGTCGCTCGTGCCCATTCGGTCGCCTCTTCGCTGCCAACCCCCATTCCCTTCTGGATCCCCTCGGTGGGGTCCACGCCGTACCTGTCGATATACGCCTGGCGGGCCTTCTCCTGGTCTTGCAGCGCCTTTGTGTAGTCTGCCGATGCCTCGTTGTACTTCTCAAGGGCCGTGTACTGCGTCTCGTAGAGGTCGGACAGCTTCTTGTTCTGCGCCTCGGCGATTACCTGCTCGCGCTGGGCGTCGATGAGCGCGTAAATCTCGTCCTTTGCCGCCCGCGCGCCGTCCTTCATGACGTAGTACGCCCCGCCAGCGTCTCTGACGACCTCGTAGTTCGTGCCGCATTGGCCGTTAAGCTGCTCGATCGCCGACTTGAACTCTCCGACCTCCTGAGCTGTGAGCTCTGTCTGTCCGTCGAAGTCCGCAACGGCTTTCTCGGCCCTTCTCAGGCCGTCGAGGTCGATGCTTGCCTCCCTGTTGATCTCGTCGAACGAGTCAGCAAGGTTGGCGAGGTCTTGGCGCATCTCGTCTGTTGCGTTTCTGGCGTCGTATATCTGCTCGGTGTACGACTCGGTCGCGTCGGCGGCGTCCGTCATGCCCTCTCGTGCGACGCTGCACGCCTCATAGAGTCCGACCGTCGCCCGCTCTGTTAGCTCGGTCTCTCGCTGCTCGTCCTGAAACGCCTTCACGAGAGCGGCGACTCCTCCGACGGCTAGGGCGATTCCGCCAGCAACGAGACCGCCCTTGAGAACGCCCGCGAGGCTCGAGGCGCCCGCCTCCACGAGGCTAAAAGCGCCGGACAGCGACTTGACCTGCCTCGCCGCCTTAGACGCGGTGTATACCCCCTCGAGTCCGCTTGCGATGCCGCCGAAGAACTCCCCGATGCCCTTCCCGAGCAGGATCATCGGTCCGAGCGCTGCGACGAAGGCGCCGATGCCAACCACCGCCAGCTTCGTCGAGTCCGGCATCTCGGAGAACTGCTCGAACAGCTCGCCGAGAACGTCCGCAGCCCAGTCGATGACGGGCACAAGAGACTCGCCAAGCTCTGCCCCGAGGTTCTGGGCCATGTTCTGCAAGCGCGACAGCGAGCCTGAGAAGCCCTCGGCCTTGGCCTGAGCCTCGCGCGCGGCGTCACCGGCCTCGCCCCACTGGTCGCTCACGCCGTTCCATGCGTCGTTGGACATGGCGAGCGCGTCGTCGAGACCGCCGACCGTCTGCATGAGGCCCATGATGGCCTGAGTCTGGCGGACGGCGGTGATGCCGAGCCCAGCGAGCGTCGACGATGCCGATCCCCCGTTGGCCTCGACGTCGTTCAGTCCCTCGATGAACGCCTTCATGGCGGTCGTCGGGTCGCTCTCCCACGTCCTTGCGAAGTCCTCGGCGCTCATGTTCGCGACGTCGGCGAACCCTTGCAGCGCGTCTCCGCCAGCCGCGACGGCCTGCTCGATGTCGGCCATCGTGTTGCTGATGGCGGTGCCAGCGGCCTCGGTGTTCTGGCCCGTGGACGCGATGGCGGACGACCACGCGAGGATGTCGGGCGTGGACATGCCGATGATAGAGCCCATCGAGCCGATGCGCGACGCAATGTCGACGATCTGCGACTCGGTGGACGCCCCGTTGTTGCCGAGACGGACGAGGGCGTCCGAGAAGTTCGGCATGGTGGCGCCGCTGAGGTCGGTGAGGATGTTGTCGAGCTGTCCGAGGGCGGTCGCGGCGTCCTCGGCGCCGAGGTCCGTTGCGACCTCGATGTTGGAGACGGTCTCGGCGAACGTCTGCAAGTCATCGGTCGCGACGCCAAGCTCGCCGCCGATGGCCTGAATGGAGAGAATCTGCTCGGCGCTCGTGACGTGGGTGGTGGAGAAGTCGATGGCGGCGTCTCGCAGGGCCTCGAAGTCCCTCTCGGTGCCGTTGACCGTCTTGCGCATGTCGCGGTAGGCTGAGTCAATGTCGTTCGCGCTCTCGACGATGCCCCACCCGGCGGCGATGAGCGTCGGCGTGACGGAGGTCGAGAGCGACATGCCGAGCGAGGTGAGCGAGCCAGCCGTGACGCCCGTGAAGCGCCCCATCTGCTGAACCTCGTCGTTGTACCGGTTGACCTCGGCGCGGGCGAGCTTGGCCTCGGTCCTGACCTCGGTGAACTCCTGCGCCATGTTGGCGTCGCGGAACGCCGCCTTGGCCTGCTCCTGAGCGGACTCGAGCCTCCTCAGCTCGTTGCGTGCCTCCTCGATCTCGCCAGTGAGCCTCTGGTAGCTCCTCTGGCCCTCGTCGGTGCCAGTGTCGGCAGACTTCTGCTGGGCCTCGAGGTCGCGCACGGCGGCCTTCATGCGGTTGACCTCGGCGGTTGCCTCGTCATACGCCTCGGCGGTGCGCTCGACTTCCATGCGGACGTCGGTCATGTCGGACGCGAGCTTGTCGGCGCCCTCGGCGCTGAGCCTAGCAAGCTTCTGGTCGAGCAGGTCGGCCCTGCTCTGGGCTATGCTCGCGGCCTCTTGCAGGTCGCGCAGCTTCTCGGCGGTGAGGTCGACGTTGTGCGGGTCGAGCCTGAGCGCGTCGTCGAGCTGCTTGAGCTCCGCCTCGACGGACCTAGCTGCGTTCTCGACGTGCCCGAGCTGGTCGTCGATGCCCTTCCCGAGGTCGCTCAGCATGGCGGCGCGGCTCATCTCGGAGAACTGTCGCGTCGTGTTCTTCGCCTCGGCGCCAGCCTTGATGAGGTCGGTGTTCATCTTGTCGAGCTGGGAGACGACCTGAGCGATCTGGTTCTCGTCGAACGCCTCGCCGAACCTCTCGCGAAGAGACCTGAGCCTATCGGCCTGCTCCTCGGTTATGAGCCCGAGCTGCCTGAGCTGCGCGATGGCCGACTCAAGCCCCTCCTCGTCGATGAGGTCGCTCGTGGAGAAGTCCTTGCCGTTGTGGGCCTCGCGCCACGCCCTGCCGAACTGCCTGACGGAGTCTGTCGCCTTGTCGACGGCGCCGTCCAGCTTTGACGTTGCGGTGACCGTCTCGTTGATCGGGCGGTAGAACTGGGCAAGCTCGTCGGTGATTGCCGCGTACTGCTTGCGCGCCTCAGCGGCCCTCGCGCTCGCGTCCTCGGTGAGCTCGGCGAGCTGCCTGACGGTCTCGGTGGACTGCTTGCCCCCGAGAAGCTGCACCTTCTCGCCGCCGAGCTGGTCGATCTGGCGCTTGAGAGTGAGCACGCGCCTCTGGGTCTCGATAGCCTTGTTGCCCATGAGGTCGAGCGACTTGGTGATGGCGTCGGTGTTTCCGGGGTCGAGGCGCAGGGCGGTCCTCATCTTCCTGAGCTGGGCCTCCGTCTGCGCGATCGAGCTGTTAACGGCGCGCAGGGACTTCTGTAGCCCGGACGTGTCGCCGCCGATCCTGATGGTGAGTCCCTTGTAGGTCTCCGCCACCCGGCACCACCCCTAACCGAATACCATCTTTATGTCTGACTGGCTCGCGTCCCTCACCCTCGGCTTGCCGCCGGAGTCGCCCTCTGCGGGCCTGTGCGCGTCGTTGTGCGCCCTGACGAGCGCCGTGACCTCGTGGAACCCCATGCGGCGCGCGTCGAGCCACGGGACGCCGCACTCGAGCGCAGACATGAGGAGAGAGGTGAACGGGCGGTCGAGCTTGTCGCCGCCGCCGGACGGTTTACTCGGAGACGTCCGCTCCGTCCCAAAAAAAGCCGTCCAGCATCTCGGCTGTGACGGCGAAGGAGAGGTCGCGCATGTTCGAGTGCCCGACCTCTCTGACCCACTGCTTGTAGGGCTTGGGTCGCTCGTTCTGGGTGGCGTCCCCAGCGTCGTTGCGGAGCTGCCACTCCGTCTCGCTCATGGCCCACGCGGCGCGGGAGATGGCGAGCCAGTTGTCGGCGGTGAAGTCGACGACGTACCCCGCGCCGTCGTCCTTCGCGCTCTGCCTGCCGAAGACGTCGGCAATCATGTCCTTGCCGCCGAACGTCTGCTCGTAGATCACGAGCGTGAGCATGGTCGCCCTCAGACGCACCTCGCCGAGGCCGTCGATCTCGATGGTCTGCAACCTCAACCTCCAAAGAGAAGGGGGCGGGTCTCCCCGCCCCCTCTGGACTGTCGTTCCTAGGCGCCAGCGGCGTCGGTGCCGGGCTGGGGAACCTTGGTGAAGAAGTTGTTGTAGGCGTCCGCGGAGTCGCCCTTGTTGGAGCAGTGAGCCTTGACCACGTTCTTCGGCTGGCCGTCGATCGTGAAGGTCTGGCCGATGGCGGTGAAGTTGAGCGTGACGGTGTCGGGCTCGGTGGAGTCGGAGCGGGTGTTGGCCTCGGTCTCGATGCGGGAGAAGGTGACGCCGTAGAGGGCGTAGCGCTGGTTCTCCTCGTTGCCGCTGATCTCGAAGAGCAGCGCGACCTGAACGGGCAGGTCGTCGGTGGTCTCGTAGTTGAGGCCGGAGGTCTCGTCGGTGTGGTTGCCGAGAACGGCGTTCAGGAACTCGTCGTTGACGGACGCGAGCTCGATGGTGCCGGAGATACCGGAGTTGGTCTCGGTGTGGTAGAAGATGCGGTCCTCGGCGTAGAAGTCGTAGGAGTCGCCCTCGGGGGTCGTGGTGAGCTGCACCGCGCCGTTGAGGTGGACGGGGGTCTCGAAGCCGCTGCCAGCGCTGTCGGGAACGGCGTAGTAGACGTTCTTGAGACCGAAGCGAACGAGGTCGCCCTGTGCCATTGTCTTATTCCTTTCGTTCTGGGATGGTGAGCGAGAACGAGGTCATGCCGCACCCCTCGTCCTCGATCCACGAGAACAGCTCCGTGGTCGGGGACAGCGAGTTGAGCGCGGCCCTGACGGATGCCGTCAGCTCCTCGTCCTGCTCCTTCTGGTAGAGTTCGACCCTCACGTGCGGGAGGGCCGCGTAGTTGCTGTCGTCCGCGTGGAAGTCGCCGTGGTCCTCGACCACGACCACGCACCAGGGCAGCGCAGGGGCCTTGCCGGTAGGCCATGCCCACTGCGTGAACCTGATGCCGGTCGTCTTGAGCGCGGACGCCACGGCCTGATAGGCGGTCAAGACGCCGCCCTTGCGATGGCGCGGTCGACGAGCCTTCCGAACTGCTCCTCGACCTGCTCGAACGCCGTCTCGGCGGCGGGCGCCACGTGCGGCCTTCCCTCCACGCGACCTCCGCCGACCTTGGCGTGGCCCTTCTCGAGGAGGTGCGGGAGGCCGGGGAGCGTCGCGCTGCCGATCTCAGCCGAAGTCTCGCCGTCGGCGTCCTTGACCTTGAACCGGATCGAGGACGCATAGGCGCCGGTGCCGCCGAAGCTCGACTTGGCGTTGCTCGACCACTCGCGGCGGGCGGTCTTGGCGCCCTCGCGCACGACGTCGGGGCGCCCCTCGTCGACCGTCTCGTCGAGCTTGTCGAGGATGTCGTTCATGGCCGCCGCGAACATGTCGGCGTCAATCACCGTGTTGCTCATCGGCGACCCTCCTCCCAAGCGTCAGGTAGGTGAAGTCCCCGTGCCACGTCGGCTCGGCGTCGTAGGTCTCGCCCAGATAGACGACCTCGGTCTGTCCCGCGTAGTCGCACGTGCGGACCTCGACCTCGGCCTCGGCCCTCATGCCCACGTCGACCGCCTCGGAACGACGGCGACCTCCGAGCGTCCTGCGGTTGCAGAACACGGTCGTCTCGACCGGGTCGCCCTGGTGCCACGCCCCGTACTCGTCCTGCGTCATCTCGCGGGAGACGAGCGTCACGGTGTCTGTCCATCGCAACTCGTCCCACCTCCCCGATGCGTCGGGTAGGAGGACGGGCTGTTGAGGATGCTGTGAAGGATGCGCATGTAGGACTCGGTGAACCGGCCCGCCTCGGAGTTGTCGTAGCCGTAGTTGGCCTTGCACCACATGAGGACGGCCTGCCGGACGAGCGGGTCAGGGGTCTCGCTCTGGAGCATGAACTCCGGGACCCCGACCCGCCTCATGTCCTGCAAAGCGGCCTCGAGCGTCGCCTCGACCTCGAGGTCGGTTGCGTCACCGGTGACTCTCAGCGCGACCTTGACGTCGTCCTTGAGTCCCATGCGGCGTCACCGCCTAGGCGCCGACGGTGCCCTTGTAGAGCAGGTAGGTGCCCCACGGGCGGAGAATCTTGCCGTCGACGATGGTCTGCATCTTGTTCTTCACGACGTTGGCATCCTCGTCGACCCAGCGCACGGACCTCATGCCCATGTTGGTGTTAACGAGGTAGTCGCTCGGCTGCGTGAAGATGGCGAAGACGTTGTCGGCGTCGTAGGTGTCGTTTCCGGTCAGGGAGTCGAAGTCGCCGAGGACGTCGTCGGGGACGATCATGATCCGCTTGCCCATGAAGCGGTACTCCTCCTCGCCGTTGATTCCGTAGTTCGTGCGGGCGACCGGCTGACCGGTGGTGTCGACCATGCCGTCGATGTAGGTGTCGAACGTCGCGTAGTTCATGAGGAAGATGCCGGTGTTGTAGGGCGGCTTCATCTTGGACTTGACGTTCTTGTGCCAGCCCGCCCACGTGGAAATGTCGTCAGCGGAGAGGGCGATCTTGTTCTCGGCGGGGATGCGGGAGTCGGCGAGGATGCCGGTCATCTGGCCGGAGCCGGTGCCGTTGATGTAGCCCTTCTCGAGCGCCTTGACCATCGCCTTGGCGGCGACCTCGGGGAACTTGCGCTGGAACGCGGAGAGGGTGGTCACGGACGCGAGGAGGGACTGCGCGAGGCGCACCTCGAGCATGTGGTAGGAGAAGGAGATGCGGTCGCCGTCGACGAGCTTCTGGTCGTCGGACGGGGTCGTCTCGGTCACCCACTTGGCCTCGGCGTCGAAGTCGGCGGTGTTGTACTCCATGCCGCCCTGAACGCTGATCTTGGTGAGCATCGGCCAGAGGGAGCCGTACAGCTCCTCCTTCTCGATGATCTCGTTCATCAGGGTCGTCGGCACGAAGTTCGGCACGTCGGACGCGACGGTGGAGAAGGCGTCGGCGCGGACGTAGGAGGGCTTCATGCCGGGCTGGACGATGCCGGGGGTCTTGATGCCGCGCGTGACGTAGTTGAAGAACGCCTCGTTGTACTCGGGGGTGTCGAAGTAGTCGTCGGGGTCGGCGGAGCGAATCTCGTGCTTGGGCTTGGAGGTCGCGACGACGTTGCCAGCGCCGCCCGCAACGGCCTTGACGGCGGCGTTGCGAAGCTCGACGGCCTCGTTGCGACGGCGAACCTCGGCCTTGATGAGGTCGGACTCGGCGACGAGCGTATCGGTGTCGACGTCGCTCTCGGGGTCGTTGAGCAGGTCGACGATCTCGGCGCGGCGCTTCTCGAAGGCGTCGGCGTCGAGCGCGCGGTACTCAGCCGCGCTCATGGGAACGAACATGCTGATTCCTTTCTCTAGACGGAGATGAGTTCGAGGGCCGCAGCTGCCCGCTTGCGCCTCTCGGTGTCGCGCCGCAGCAACTCCTGCTGCTCCGCCTCGATCACTCCGTCGAGATAGGAACGCGCGTGAATCTCGGTGTCCTCGTCAGCGGGCAGGCTGACGGCGGACACGTCGAATACCTTGGAAACCTTGGTGACGGTGGAGGTCCGGGTCTCCCGGTCCCACTCCCAGCCGTCGTCGGCGATGGTGAAGCCCCAGCTCATGCGGTCGATGAGGCCGGAGCGGATGGCCTCGTAGAGGTCTCGGCCATACTGGGAGCCAGAGAGGTCGGCCATGACGTGCAGACCATGAGCGTCGCGTTCGAGGCTTAGGGTGCCGTTCCTCATGCGAGCCATGACCGGCCCCTCGTGGTTGAGCTGGAAGATGACGTCGCTCATGTCTGCTCCGTCGAGCGCCGTGGAGCGGATGCACTCCTTGGTGCCGGGGCCGAAGTCGTAGGGGACGTCGAACGTGGTGGCGTATCCCTCCACGACGTAGGTGTTCTCGCCCTCGACGTCCGCGCGGACCTCGAAGGAGCTGCGATACTGGCGCTGGTTGGGCTTGAAGGGCATCAGTCGTCCTCCTCCTTAGCTCCGCGACCGTCTGTGTCGTTGTAGATGTCGTCGTCTCCGCCGAGGTCGAAGTCGTTCTCGGCGATCGACCCGTTGTCCGGGTCCTCCCTCGGCGCGTCTCCCGACCCGCCGCCCGATGCGTATATGAGGTTGAGCTGGGAGTCGAGCATGTAATACTCGCCCCGGATGACGTAGACCTGCCCCTTGCCGTCCGGAAGCGGAGGGAGCTGTAGCACGGCCCTCGCGTCGTCGAGCGTCATGACGCCTCGGTCGAGCATGTCGCGGACCATGTTTCGCTTGGAGGCGTTGGATGCGTACTCGAGCCTGTTGGAGCTGAACATGATGCGGTTGCCCATGCTCCGCTCGCGCTCGCTGTAGAGGATTCGGGTAAGGCCCTCGCCGAGCTGGATGGCGAACGGCTCGACCTTGCCCTCGTAGTAGGCGCCCCACACGTCCTCGGTGTACTTGTTCTGGAGAATGTCCTCGTTGATGCCGAAGTACGTGTAGACGTTGGAGTCGATGCGCTCCATCTCCTCGGTCGGCACGACGTAGCTCTTGGGCTCGAGCTGCCTCACGTCGTCCCACGTCTGGTCGTAGACCATGATCCCGGACGTGTTCGCCGAGCTGAGGTTGTCGTCTGAGAACTGCTCGCGCTTCTTTGCGACGTCATCGGGCCTGACGGCGGAGCTGAGCTTGCCGATGAACTGGAGTACCGGGGCGCGCTCCATGGCCTTCTTCTGCGCCTGCCCCTGCATGGACATGATGTCCATCGTCTGAGTGATGGGCGAGTTGCCGGAGCCGAAGAAGTCGGAGTCGTACTGGAAGCGGGTGAGGATGCAGACGTCGTCGAGCGGGAGCGCCGCGCGGTTGCCCTCGAAGACGCTCTCTCCGGCCTCGAACGTGAACCTGACCCACGGCTCGCCCGCGTAGTCGACGATCTCGGCGGTCTCGGCCCTAAGAGGCCAGACGCCCACGACGTTGCCGCCCTCGTCGTATGAGGGGACGACGTATGCCGTCGTGTCGACCTCGAGGATGGTGGCGACGCGGGCTAGGAACACACTCCAGCTCATGTACTTGTTCGGAGCGGTTTTGATGGCTCGGTGGACGCGCGGCTGCGCGGTGCCGATCACCTCAGGCTTCAACTTGGAGCACGCGAGGGCGTACCGCTCGACGGCTGCTCTCGTGAGCTGGGCCTCGTAGAGGCCACCGTCGAAGCTGGTGAACACCGGCGCGTAGTCTGTGAAGGTTGAGAAGTAGGAGGTGGACTCGACAGGGGCGCGCTTGTAGCCGAAGCGCCCGAGCACTTTAGATACTAGTCCCATGCCTTCACGTTAAGGCTAAAAATGCTACTTGCATAGGTGCAATTGTTTGCACCTGCAAGAACTTGCTATATGGAGCCCTCGTACTCGTCCTTGTGCCGTTGCAGGGCGATGTAGGCGCACAGCTCGGCGGCGAACCCGTCGATGCGACCCGACGAGCCGTTCCCCTTGCACGGGAGGTAGTTGTCGTTGCGGTCGATGGTCACGGCGACGTTCATGCGGTTCCACTGGTTGACCGGGTTGTCGTTGTCGACGATGCGGTGCGCCGCGTAGTCCGCCCGAATCTGCTTCATGGGCACGGACAGCGTCTTCGCGCCCCATCGGATGGGCTCGAGACGCTTCTTGCCGACGAACGACTCGGCCATCGTCTGCCACGAGTCGTCGGTGAGGTGCCACGGGTCGTAGCCGAGGGCGAACGGCCAGACGTCGTACTCGTCGCGCAGCTCGTTCATCCAGTCGAATATGACGCGGTGGTCGATCTTGTTTCCGGGCACCTTGCGCACGAGGCCGTCCGCTATCCACTTCTCGTAGGGGACGCCGTCTCGCTCCCTGCGCTTCCCCTCGCGCACTCGGCGGTCAAGAGCATCCTCGGGTATCCAGTACATGCTCATCTCGTATATCTTGTCGTCCCCGGGGCGCATCATGAGCGCCTGAGCGGAGGTGAGGTCGATCGAGTCGGAGGCGTCGTAGCCGACAACGCAGTAGCGGAACCCCATCTCGCTCCAGTCGAACGTCTCGCGGTTGACTGCCTCCTCAAACCTGAGCCACGAGGACGCCTTGTTCTCGGGAAGGTTGAAGTCCTTCGTGAGCACGGTCGGGAGGAACGAGGGGTCCTGCTTGGCCTTGTTGACGTAGCCTCGCAGAGCCTCGACTTTCTTGATGGCGCCGAGACCGGGGTTTGCCTTGATCCACTTGCTCTCGTCGGTCCACTCGCTGCGGTCGTCAAGCTCATATATGACCGGGAGCAGGGTGTCGTCAGTCGACTTGCCGCTTAGCACGTCGCTCGCGTATGCGTACTGATGGTCGAAGAAGTTGTCGCGGACGAAGCCGTTTGTCGTGATCTCGACGATGAAGGGCTGGTCGCGAGACGGCGTGGCCTGCTTGATGAGGTCGTAGACGTCTCGGTCAGTGATGGCGGCGACCTCGTCGATCGCGGCGAAGTGAACGTTGAGGCCGTCGAGGCTCTGTGTCTGAGAGCTGAGCGGAGTGAAGTAGCCGTCGTTTGCGTCGTACATGAGCCCGTCGCAGTCACGAGACACGACCGTGCCCTTGCGCAGCCTCTTCGAGATCATCGGAGACTGGTTCCTCATGCGCATCATGGAGCCGTAGAGCAGCGACGCCTGATCCTTTGATGTGGCCGCGCTGTAGCACTGCGGGGCGTACTCGCCGTCCTTCATGAGCATGTAGAGCGCAAGGGCGGCGGAGAGGGAGGTCTTTCCGTTTTTTCTGGCGACCACCCAGAACAGCTCCCTGAACTGCCTGAGCCCGTTGTCGTCCACGAACCCGAACGCGGCCTCGAGCACGAACAGTTGGAAGGGCTCGAGCACCAGATGGACGCCGATGCGGCCCTCGGGCTGGCAGCAGAACCGCTCTATGAACTCGACTGGCCGCTTGGCCTTCTCGGGGTCATAGTGCCAGCACTTGTACCCTGCCTCGATGCGCGGTCGGATCATCTCGCAGATGCGACGTATCTTCTCGCACGCGACCACCTTGCCCGAGAGGACGTCGTCCATGTACGCGACGCACTCGAATCCGTCGCGCGCGGGAGGTACGTACTTCTTGCTAGAACGAGTCAAACTCGTCCTCCACGACTCCCTCGTCGTCCTTCACGAACCGCTTGATCTTGTTGGCGAGGTCTGCCATCTGGTTGATGGTGTTGCGCCTCATGTCGAAGGCCGGATGCTTCTCTCGCACAACGCGGCGGTTGTTGGCGGCGCCCTTCTCGACCTCGATGAGAAGGCCCTCACGGCCCATGAGGTCGGTGAAGTAGGCGTAGTCCTGATAGATGTTGACGTAGGTCTCGAGCAGGTCCTCGGCCATCGGCTTGCACACGCCGCTCATGCCGTCCACGAGCGAGCGCATCTCGGCGAGCTTCTTCTCGTACTTGTCGGACTTCTTGGCCTTTGCCCTAGTCGATGCCAAGCGGCACCACCCTTCCACTCTCGTCGAACGCGACCCTCTGCTCGTAGTCGTCGGCGCCGTGGAGCCTCGCGTGGCAGTCTCGGCATACGCGCATGAGGTTCTTGAAGCTCAGGGACACGTCGGGGTCGGTGATGTTGGACGGCGTAAGCCACGTACGATGGTGGACGATTTCGGCTGGCCTCATGACGCCCGCCGAGAAGCACCTCTCGCACATGTAGGGCGGGCAGACGCCGCGATCGGTCTCGACGAAGGACTCCATGTAGGCCCGCTGGGTCTTGCGCCACGCCTTGCTTCTGTAGAAGCCGACCGCCCAAGGCTTTGCCAAAGGAACTCACCGCCTTCTCGCGTTATCCCTAGGCTTTAATCGTACATCTTTTTGCTTTTTTGGAAAAGTCGGGCAATCTAAATGCCACCAATTTGGTAGGAATTAGGAATTGCAAAACATGGCGGACTCACACAGAAGGCTCCCCGCGCCGGTCCCCCCGTGGGCCTAAAAATCTTAACCATAGGGGGGGATCTATGGTTGCGCCATTTATATACCTTTTTCGGACCTAATCTCTCATGGTCCGCGCGC